GCAAGCGCAGGAAGTTGGGGAAGTGCGGAAGCTGGCAGATGAACTTATAAAGCAAAACCTCTCCTCTAAACAACAACCTATTGAGGAAGAGCCAGAAGTAGATTTTTTCGAGAATCCACAGGCGGCGGTTCGTAAGACTGTTGATAACCATCCCGATGTACTTGCGGCTAGACAAGCTGGTCAAGAGTTCAAAAAGATGCAGATTCAGCAAAAGCTGGCGCAAGAACACCCTGATTTCGGTCAGATTGCTCAAGATGCAGACTTTGTGAATTGGGTGAAATCTTCACCTATTCGCCTTGGTTTGTATGCAAAAGCTGATGGTGAGTTTGACTATGACAGTGCAAACGAATTGTTAAGCACCTATAAGCAGTTGCGAGGAATTAAGGCAAAACAGACTACAGATGCAGGGGAAACTCAGCGCAAGTCAAACCTTAAAGCGGCAAGTGTCGATGTAGGTGGAAGTGGAGAATCTGGAAAAAGAGTCTATCGCAGGGCTGATCTAATTCGGCTGAAGATGACTGACCCAGATCGTTATGAGGCGTTAAGCGGAGAAATCATGCAAGCGTATCAAGACGGCAGGGTTAGATAATTTAACTTATCGTTTTTTGGAGATTTAACATGGCAACATCATTTTCCCCCACAAACTCAGTTACGGTAACAACCGCTGAAAAATTCATCCCAGAAATTTGGTCAGATGAAATCGTTGCGGCTTACAAGAAAAACCTCGTTTTAGCTAACTTGGTTATGAAGATGAACTTTAAAGGTAAGAAGGGTGATGTGGTTCACATCCCTGCACCTACACGAGGTTCTGCTTCTGCTAAAGCCGCTGAAACAGCAGTCACTTTGATTGCCGCTACAGAGTCTGAAGTTCAAGTTTCTATCAATAAGCATTACGAATACAGCCGTTTGATTGAGGATATTGTCGAAGCCCAAGCCTTGAACAGCTTGCGTAACTTCTACACATCTGACGCTGGTTACGCTTTGGCTAAACAAGTCGATACTGACTTGGTTCAGTTGGGTCGTTCAACCAATGGCGGTGGTGGTACAAATACTTATGCAACTGGTGCGTTTATTGGTGGTGATGGTACTACTGCTTATGTTGCCGCAAGCAACAATGAGTCAGCATTGACCGATGCCGCTATTCGCCGCACTATTCAGCGTCTTGATGACACTGATACCCCAATGGATCAGCGTTTCTTCTTGATTCCTCCCTCAAGCCGCAACACATTGATGGGTTTGGCTCGTTACACTGAACAAGCCTTTGTTGGTGGTACAAACAGTACCATTCGCACAGGTGAGATCGGTAACTTGTACGGTATCCCTGTGTTTGTCTCAAGCAATTGCGACACAGCATCAGGTAGTAACAATGCACGAGTTTGCTTGATGGGTCATAAAGACTCACTGGTTTTGGTTGAACAAGTGGCTATTCGCTCACAAGTTCAGTACCAACAGCCGTACCTTGCAACTTTGTACACAGCAGACACGCTGTATGGAGTGCAAATTCTGCGTTCAGCGGCAAGCACTGGTGCGGCTAAGTCTGCATCAATGTTTGCTTTGATCGTTCCAGCCTAATTGCAGTTGTCCCTCCTATCTCTAGAAATAGGGGTAGGGGGACTTTTTTTAACCTAATTAGGAGAAATCAAAATGGCAACAGCAAGTGCAGTTGTAACACGCAGAGGCAATGACAGTTTTCGGGGTTTGTTCTCCGATACTTGGTCAGTTGTTTGTACCTTAAATGCTGGCTCATTAGTCGATGGTGCTGGTGAAACAGATGATGTAACAGTTCCCGGTGTCGCTTTGGGTGACATGGTTCTTTGTGCATCTTTGGCTGTAGATTTGGTTGGTTTAACAGTTACTGGCTATGTCAGTGCCGCAAACACAGTCAAATTCCGCATCCAAAACGAGTCAGGTTCTACAGCAGACTTGGCATCAGCCACTATGGATATAGTTATTGTTCGTATGGTGTAAAGATAGGGGGGCTAGTCCCCCCTATCTCATTTAAGGGTTTTATGGCTACTTTTCGTTGTCTTCAATCGGGTAACACTGTGACTTTCACATATCAGCATGACATTGACTCTATGAAGGGTCATCAAGGGTATGTAAGGATAGATGAACCAGAAGTAACCATAGAATCAGTTGATTCTGAGCGTACAGATACCGCTTTTGCGCCTGTCATTCCTACAATCAAGCGTATGGGTAGACCTCGAAAGGTTGAAAATGTCTGAAATTGACGCAAGAGATTTTGGTAGGTTAGAGGCTCAAGTAGAGGCTCTACATAGTCAGGTATCTCAATTGAGTAGCGATGTAAAAGCCTTACTTGAACTTGCCAATAAAGGCAAAGGTGGATTTTGGATGGGTATGACAATCGCTTCATTCATGGGCGGTGTCATTACCTTTGTTGCTGATCGACTCTGGAAATAAGGAGAATACTATGCCTTCAGTTGGAAAAAAGAAGTTTCCCTACACCGAAAAAGGGGAAAAAGAAGCAAAAGAATACGGCAAGAAAAAGGGTATTCCTGTAACTGTCATGGTAGCTATTGGCAAGCCAAAGGGTATGCCTATGCGTGGTGGTAGGACTGCTACCAACATGATGAAGAAATCCTCAAGAGGTAAATAATGTCTACATTCCAATTAGACCCCAATCAAGTTGCCTTGGGCGTTCCAAGTTTAGGCACTACGCAGATTTTTACAGTTACCAATTCAAGTGTTCAATCAACTGCTTTTGGCGCATCAACCACCATGATTCGTGTATCTTGTTCTTTAGGACACTGCCATTTTGAAATTGGTACAAACCCAACAGCAAGTATAACAACCTCTCCCATGATGCCTAATAACTTTTCTGAAATTATTAAGGTAAGTGCAGGGCAAAAGATTGCTGTCATTAAGGATGCTACTGTTACGTCATCAACCTTTTCCGTTACGGAGTTAGTATGAAAACCAAAGCACAAAAGAAGGTTAGCAAGGTAATGCGTGAATATAAGGCAGGAGAACTGCATTCTGGCTCTAAAAAAGGCAAAGTTGTGACCAATCCCAAACAAGCGGTGGCAATTGCCTTGTCTGAGGCAGGAATGTCCAAGCCTAAGAAGAAAATGAAATGAAACAGGGTCTTTATGCCAATATTCATGCCAAACAAGCTCGAATCAAGGCAGGTTCTGGCGAGAAGATGAACAAGGTGGGTTCTAAGAATGCACCTACTGCCGCTGACTTTAAACAGGCGGCAAAGACTGCAAAGAAACCTAAAAAGGTGAAGTGATGAAAACTCCTGCTTGGCAACGCTCCGAGGGCAAAAATGTTAAAGGGGGGTTGAATGCCAAGGGGAGATCATCTTATAATGCAGAAACTGGTGGCAACTTAAAAGCACCAGTAAAGTCGGGGGATAACCCTCGCAGAGCAAGTTTCTTGGCTCGTATGGCTGGCAATGATGGTGCTGAATACGACAAGAAAGGTGAACCAACAAGACTGCTTCTTTCGCTCAAGGCATGGGGTGCAACCTCAAAGGCTGACGCAAAGGCAAAAGCTAAAGCTATCTCCGCAAGGAATAAGGCAAAAGCGAAATGAGAGCATTATCAGTTGGTGTTAGTCCTACAGCGGCAGTAGACACAACAGTCTATACCTGTCCTACTGGCTATTACTCTAAATTTACTGTAATGTACATACACAATACAGGTGGCTCTACCAAGCACATAACTGTGCAATGGTTTGACGCAAGTGCCAACTCTACCCTTGATATATTGACTCAATACGATTTCACATCAAAGACCTATTTGCAGTTTGATGGCAATGCCTACATTGTTTTAGAAGAAGGCGACAAAATCAAAATAACTACTCAATCTGCAAGCTCATTCAGTTTTATTGCAACATTTGAAGAAGAAGGGTTGACAAGAGCATGACCTACCTTGAACTAATCAATGATGTACTTATCAGATTGCGTGAGACAACAATTTCATCAATCAATGAAACCACTTATTCAACTTTGATAGGCAAGTTTGTCAATGACGCAAAGCGTCAAGTTGAAGATGCCTTTTCATGGAATGTCTTGGGTCAAACTGTTACTGTTTCTACAGTCGCATCGACTTCATCCTATTCTTTGACAGGTGCAGGACAGAAGTTTCAAGTCATGGATGTCATCAATACAACAAGCAATGTTGGCTTGATGAACATCAGTTTTGTGGACATGAACCGCAAACTAAACTTTACGCCACTTGTGAACTCTCTTCCCACAGAATTTGCTTTTGATGGCGTTGATGGTAATTACGACACTAAGGTAAATTTATATCCAATACCTGATGGCGTATACACAATCAAGTTTTCCTTGACAGTGCCACAAGCTACTCTGGCATCAGGTTCGACAGTTGTGCTTGTCCCTGATGTTTTGGTGGCTCAGAATGCTTATGCTCGTGCATTGGTAGAGCGTGGTGAAGATGGTGGTCTGTCTTCATCTGAAGCGTATCTGTTGTACAAATCTATGCTCTCTGACCACATTGCTTTAGAAGGCACTCGTTACCCTGAGAATCAGGAGTTTGTAGCAATATGAGCAAGCAACTAGAAATTGCAAGCATTTCAGCCCCCGGCTTTTTTGGGTTGAATACTCAAGACTCGCCTCTTGATTTGAATGCTGGCTTTGCTTTGGTCGCGACAAACTGCATCATTGACCAGTTTGGTCGTATTGGTTCACGCAAAGGTTTTTCTAGGCTTAACTCATCTACTGGCAACTTGGGTGCAAACGATGTTACTGTGATGAATGAGTTGGTTCAGGCAGATGGTACTTTGACTGTATTGTTTGCTGGCAACAATAAGTTGTTTAAACTTGATGGGTCTAATGCTATTGTGGAGTTGACCTATGGGGGTGGTGGTACAGCACCAACCATCACCGCAAGCAACTGGCAAACAGCATCTTTAAATAACATCACATACTTCTTTCAGTCAGGGTTTAACCCGCTGATCTATGACCCTGCTGTAAGTACAACTACATATCGTAGAGTGTCAGAAAAGACAGGTTATGTAGGCACTGTGCCTGATGCCAATATTGTGATCTCTGCGTTTGGTAGATTGTGGGCGGCAAACACCACAGCCAATAACGCAACAGTCTTTTTCTCTGACTTGATTGCTGGTCATGTTTGGTCAACAGGAACATCAGGTTCTTTGAATGTAGACCGTGTTTGGGTCAATGGTGCTGATGAGATCACAGGTCTTGCGGCACACAATGGTTTCTTGTTTATCTTTGGTAAGCGTCAGATTCTGATTTATCAAAATGCCACAACACCAGCATCGATGTCATTGCATGACACTGTTGAGGGTATTGGTTGCATTGCCAGAGACAGTATTCAGACAACTAGCACTGATGTGCTTTTCTTGTCTAACTCTGGTGTCAGATCATTGATGAGGACTATTCAAGAGAAATCATCTCCTGAGAGGGACTTGTCTAAAAACATTCGCAATGACTTGATGGATATTGTGGCTGGTGAGACATTGGCTAATATCAAGTCTGTCTATTCAGAGCGTGAAGCGTTTTACTTGTTGACTACACCTAGTACAAAGTCAGTGTTCTGTTTCGACACCAAAGCCTACTTGCAGGATGGTGCGGCAAGGGCTACAACTTGGGACTCTATAGAACCAACATCATTATTGTCTCGCAGAAACGGTGATTTGTTAGTTGGTAAGAATGGTTATGTAGGCAAGTACGGTACTTTCCAAGACCATGATACTAAGTACAGGATACTGTATTACACGAACCACTCTGACCTTGGCGATCAAAATGTCACTTCTATTTTGAAGAAGTTGTCTACTGTTGTGATTGGTGGAAGTAATCAGGTAGTTACATTTAAGTGGGGATTTGACTTCAAGACCAACTACTTGTCTGACAGTGCAACTATCCCAACTCAAGGCGAAAGTCTGTATGGTGTTGCAGAGTATGGAGCAAACGCTACTGTCATTGCAGAGTATGTTGATGGTATTGCTTTGCAAACATTGACAGTTTCAGCATCAGGTTCTGGCAAGGTTGTGCAATCGGGGTATGAGTCTGATATTAATGGGACACCATTATCATTTCAAAAGATTGAAATTCAATCCAAACAAGGTAGATTAAGTTAAGGATAGATATGACAAATTACACAAAAGCAACCAACTTTGCAACCAAAGATGCCTTA